AAGAGATACTTTATAATCCCCGCTCCGCTGGCCCCTTAGCTCAGTGGTTAGAGCAGGCGACTCATAATCGCTTGGTCGCTGGTTCAAACCCAGCAGGGGCCACCAAATTTAGTGATGTAAATCATACAGTTAAACCACCAATTGAGGTGGTTTTTTGTTTCTAAAATCCGCCATTGGCAGCAAAATGGCAGCAGTTTTTTTTCACTCTTCCCCTCCTCAAACGCTAGCAGTGCAGATTATGTCTCTGGCCGTCTTTGCTAAAAGATAAATAAAATAGGCAAAATTTATAGATCTTTCACAGGGATGACATTACAAAAAACCATCAATATAATATTTAATACATTGATAAATATATAAATACGATAATTTATTACCTAAATTTTGATCGACGACATAGTTTTGCAATATGTAATTTAGTTGAATTAATTTGGTTGAAAAACACTCACCCAATGGTTAATTTAATTACTCATATAATTACAATCTGAAAGGTTTAGACATGTCTAGATGCACAGCGCCCAGAAATGGACATCGTACAGCGAGTGGAAGAGCTAATTGCCCAGCATGCGGAAGTAGCTATGGTGGCCACCGCTCATATTCATATTCTACCCCGTCTTATCCTTCTTACGGAGGTAACGGAAGTGGGAGTAGTGGTGGAAGCGGACGTAGTAGTTCAAGCAGTAAGAAACCTCGATGGTCTTCCGCAGGTTCTTCAGTAGCGTATACTTCTGACGAAATTCGTTCACTTACGCCAATTCGAGAAACTATTGAAACGCGTGCCGCAGAACAACCTGATCTTCGTGACGTATTTCTGTGTCATGCATGGGATGACCGAAAAGGTGCAGCTAAAGAGTTACACGATCTGCTTGAAGCTGAGGGTGTCAAAGTCTGGTTCAGCGAGAAAGACCTTGGACTTGGAGTTCCAATGATGCGCGCAATTGATAAAGGTTTAGCAAATTCGCGTATTGGGCTTGTATTGGTGACCCCTGCACTATTAGAACGGTTACCTAAAGAGGGTGTAGCTGACAAAGAGCTTTCCGCGCTTTTAGCTGGTAATCAACTCGTGCCAATTGTACACAACACGTCATATGTAGAGCTTCGCAATATCAGTCCCCTATTGGCTTCGCGCACGGGGTTAGACACTGGTGAAGACTCAATGTCGATTGTTGCGGCTAAAATTGCCGAACTAGTAAAAATATAACCTTCTAATCAGAATGTATTTTTAAAGTGATGTGATATTTAAAACACATCACTTTATTAAAAATCAGTATTAGCGGGAAAATTTAAACGTAGTAAAGGTTATAACCATAATGGTTGCTGCTGATTTCTTCCCGGATGCGGCGGCACAGGTTTAACGCTACCCGGTTTCATAATGATCTCAGAAACCGTTTCATGAGATTTAAACGTACAGCTGCAATTGATGTTCTGGCACTGGTTATATCGTTCTTTAGTTGTAGCTGATACCTGAAAGCTGCTGCGGGTATGTGCGGCGTTCCCGCACAAAGGGCAATTCATCATAATGTCGTCTCCAAAACCCAATTGAGATAAATATTACTCAATTTAACCATTTTGAGATAGCACTATTCCATTTCAAGTGAATCTATTTTCACTTCAAGTTCAATGCTGGTCGTATAGCCGTTTTCCGAGCGCAGGCTGTGAGTTAGCGTGGTGATAATCCATTCCCCCACATCAATCTGCTGTTTAAACCCGCTCACCTTTACCGGCATTTCCGTGTAGAGATCTGCACGACCCCGCGCCAGCTGAATAGAGAACGTCGCCACCCCGCGCTGCAGCCGCTCCCACTGCATTTTTGCTGCGCGTTCGGCATTGCTCCGGTTGGCGTAAGTGCGGCTCAGTACCAGCACGTTTTCATCCGTGCCGATCAGGTAGTCGCCCTGTTTAGCCTCCGGTTCTGTTTTCTTTGCGGTGGATTTGCGCCGGCGCTTTACCTTCGTCGTCTCTTTTTTTGCCGGTTCGCGGGTATGCAGCCAGCTGGCTATCACGCCGGTGTAAGCGTCCCGGTCCGCCAGGGTGAAGCGGTGGCTGTCTCCGTCCCTGCGCTGAAGTGTCATCACCGGCAGCGGCTTGCCGCTTGCCGTTTTCTCCTGCCCCTGCCGGATGAACAGCAGATTACCGTCCTTGACGCAGGCAACCGCACCGCACTGCTTAGCCAGGCGCATCAGAAAGCTGGCGTCTGATTCGTTGGTCTGGTCCAGGTGGTCAATGTCCATTTTTGCCACATCCTCACCCATTGCCACCTTCAGCTTATGGCGCCCGGCGATATCCCGGACCATTTCGCCCACGGTGGTTTTGTGCCAGGACTTCTCCCGCTTCGTGTTCAGTGTCTGCCGGAAGTCCGCGCTGCGCGCCCGCAGCGTCAGGCGGTCTGGCGTACCGCCGTGCTCGATTTCGTCTACCGTGTAGCTGCCTTTCGGAAAAAGCGCCTCGCCCTGCCAGCCCAGCGCCAGCGAGAGCACGACGCCCCGGCGCGGCAGCTGCAGCTGGCCGTCCGCGTCGTCCAGCTCGATGTCCAGCTGGTCCGCCTCAAAGCCCCTGTTATCGGTGAGCGTCAGGCTCAGCAGGCGCTTTTCCAGCTTCTGCGTGATGTCTGCGCCATCCATCGTCAGCCGGAACGCGGGGGAATTCTGCTGGCCGTTAATCCACGGGCTGGTCATCATGAGAACAGCCCTCCCGCTGCGGCGCTTACCTTACCGGCGGCAGTGGTGGCCGCGCCCTGCATGGCCGATAGCTGATCGCTGAGGCTGCCGAACATCTCGCCCAGCGATTCATCGGTGCGCTTCAGCGTCAGCGTGAATTCAATGCGCCTGCACACGCCGCTGCTGAAGAACTCCGCTTTGGTCTGGCTGAGACTCTCGATCACAAACATGCCGTAGATCGTTCCGCTGCCCTCAATAAGCGGCCATGCGCGGCCCAGCTCCGCTATCTGCTCCAGCGCAAACAGCGACAGCCTGCCGCCGGTAATCTCCGACAGCAGCACGCCGGAAAGCGTCAGCGTGTCGTTGTCCGGGCCTAAAAACTGCAGTGACGGCCGCACGCCCACGCGGCTGTTAGCCGGGAAGCGCCAGCTGCGCTGATACTGCAGCTCCTGATACGGGACCGTCTTCAGCATGAAAACAAATAAGCCCAGCGTCATCATCATTATTCAAATCCTCCCCTGTCCCGGTAACTGCTGCGGGCGCGGGCCTGCGCCTGCCGCTCTTTCGCCTCCAGCCTGCGCATCACCTCATCAACCAGATCCTGCTGGCTCTGACCTGGCTGTTGCACGATGGTGATAGGCGCGTGAATGCTGACCGGCGGCACAACGCCGCCTGCAGACTGCTTACGCGGCGTTTCCTTCCGGTACGCCTGAACTGGCAGGCTCAGCGGGTGCAGCGGCTTTGCCTCTGCCGTGGCGGCGGCAGTACCCAGCGTCAGCGCCGCCAGTGCCGCCAGCCGTGCGGTGCTCCGGCGGCTGGTCACGTTCGCCGGACCGCTGACCAGCTCCGGCCCGTTCTCACCGGCCACACCAATCTGCCCGGACGGGATAAAGCCGCCGCTGTCGTACATGCCCGCAAACGCCGGGAATCCGCCCGGCGGCAGGGATACACCGCCCCCCGTTCTTGCCTGTGCCGGGCGCGGCAGCTGCGGCCCGCCAGACTTATCGCCGCCCGGCTTCAGAAAGTCCGGCAGGTAGTCGGTCAGTGACGACAGCTTGTTTTTAATCGCGTCCCACTTCTGGCTGATGCCCGCCATCAGCCCGTCAATCATCTGCGAACCGGCCTCCTGAAACCGCACGGGCAGCGCCTGCACATCGGACACAATCTCATTCCATTTGGTGCTGATGTAGGTACGGATCGCGGTCCAGACGCTGCTGACCTTCGTGCTGATGCCGTCCCACAGGGCGGCAAGCTTTGGTCCCAGCGTGTCCCAGTTCTGCCAGATAAGCAGCGCGCCAGCGGCAATCAGCCCGATAACGGCCAGAATCGGGTTAGCGAACATCAGCCGCCCCAGCCAGAGCATGCCGTTCCCCACGATGCCGATGGCGCTTTTAATCAGCCCGAAGGCGCTGAAGGCTTTAATACCTAACACGCTGAAGCTGAGCCGCAGCAGCGCAAGCGGTCCCAGCACCGCCGCCAGGCCGATCATAAACGTGCCCAGCACCAGTACCACCGCTGATATGATCGCCGCTGCTTTCATCAGTGTGCCCGCCAGCTCCTTGTTGTTTTCCACCCAGCGGCGGGTTGCACCGGTGACTTTTTTCACCATGTTCATGATGTCCATCAGCGGCGTGCGCAGCGAATCGCCCAGGCCGCTCATGGTGTTGGAAACGCCGGTTTTAGTCAGCATCCACTGTGCCGAAAGCGAGTCCTTATTGATGTCTGACTCTTTCTGCATGGAGCCTTTTGCAGCATCCCCCTGTGTCAGTGCCAGCTGCCTGCGCAGCTCCGGCATGTTATTGACAAGCTTTGCCGCTGCAGGGCCGAACTCCTTGCCAAAGAGCATCGTCAGCGCGGGCACTCTCTTGC